TCCATAATATCTGTGTCTGGAGTTACCCATCTCATGTTTCTTTCAGCGGTCCATAGTGTGCTGTTGTATTTGCGATGAATCACAAGGTCTTTTTTAATTGTGAATGATGGATCGTGCATAACCAATCTATTGTTTGGTTGAATAGCAAAATTACCATTATCCATCATGATAAAATGACCACACTTATGTTGTGATGGAAATTCGCTCAGAGTAAAATCTGTATCCCCACTATCAGTAGAACTTGCCCAATCAAGAGTGAACAAATATCGTCCAGTATATTCTACTCGTCGGCGTGAAATAAATTTGCAAGTATGATTTCGTAGTATAGGATACGAAGTTACCGAAACATGATAACTAAAAGAATCCCACAACACTAACTCATCTAACTCTTGTTGTTCACTATCTTCTTTCCAACAAAAAGCATGAATGGGCATCCTCCACCACAATCCACCATCCTCCATAATAAAATGGAATAATGGTGCTTGTGCTGGTATAGAAGTCATACCAAAAATATAACACGGAAACTTTTTGTCAAAAGAATCCTCTTGATTGCGTAGAAAATTTCCACGCACATAACCACTAACAACAGGAATTGGAATGTTTAAGTATGCCATATTATTTTAGTGGATGCGGCGGCATCGAAGCCGCGTCCTAGCATAAATCAAATTACATCTTCTACAAGTTTATTTTGTTCATGAGTTAAATAGGAATACAGAACAAACAAGATTCATCCTATCTTACCAACTGCTCTTAACCTACAACCCGTTGGATATTGTAAGTGCAGAGGGATTTAACATCAGACTTTTGATCGCTACCCTCATTCGCAACCGCAGTCTGTTACTGCCCTTTTTTGTCAGGCAGCAAGTGCTAACTGATTATTGCCAGTTAAAGCATTTAGTAGACTTTTATAGTGGCCTGTCTACCAACCACTACTTGCTAACATAACTCTCCGTATGTAGTCGAAACCTTTACGCACCCGTATTGTTATTATACACTGTTGGTTTGAGAAGTCAATAGGCATAGAAAAATTTGCTTTTAGTCGAAAATGGTGTATGATACTTTATCAAGTTACAATGTATTGAGTTCGATTATGAATCATTGTGTCAATTGTTCAAAAGAAACAAATAATCCTAAATTTTGTTGTAGATCATGCGGAGTATCGCATAATAATCGACTACAGCCTAAAAGGATGGCTAAAAAAAGATATTTCAAATGTTTGTGTTGTAAAAAACAAACCGAGTTTTATACTAATAATCCTAGAAAATATTGTTCAAAAAAATGTCAAATCAAACATAAAAGAGAAAAATCAGATAATATTATAGAAAAACAAGGCTTCGGTAATGGTTACTACCACAATGTAAGAATTAGAAAATACTTTATACGCAAGTATGGTAACAATTGTATGATCTGTGGGCAGTCTGGAGATAACTGGAATGGAAAACCTATAACTCTTATTGTGGATCACATAGATGGGAAATCTAATAATAATAAATTAGATAACCTGCGTATTGTTTGTCCTAACTGTGATTGTCAATTACCAACGTACAAAGCCAAAAATAAAGGTAATAGCACCAGACAATATTTTATAGTTCAGAAATAGGGCCGGGTAGAATCGAACCACCTTGACGAATTTATAAGATTCGCATCTTAGACCATTAGATGACGGCCCCATATTGTAAAAGATCAACCACCGACCAATACATTATACACTATCGACCACCACTGTCAACCCTTGAGTCTAAAATCCCAAATTTTCAAGTTGTATTCTTTGGCTAAATCAAACATCATCTGAGTTCCTTTTCCTCCAGTGAATAAAACGCAACCATCAGCATATTCTGCCATTTGTTTGTTTCGTAAGTATCCTGCTTTTTTACCATAGGTTTTCCAATCAGCAGGAAAAATTTTAATTGGAATATTATTTTTTCTAGCCCATAATTCTCCACAAGAGTCAACCCCTCTTGCTGCTCCACTAACTACTTGAGAAATGTTGCTTGATAGTTCATCTAACTTTAGTATATCTTCGTCGTTCAAATAGTAATCTCTCCCTCCAGCAATAATAGTTTTCATTTTGTAGACTCCATAAAATTTCTATACATAGCCATAACGATTCCACTAGTAGTTCCCACATTTAATGAACGAACACTACCATAATTGGGTATGGTAAGAATAACATTGGCACGATTCAGAATAAGGTTACTCAATCCTTTGTTTTCCTCTCCAAAAATAAACATTGGTTGACTAATATGGGTATTAGGATTAAATTTATAATCAAAGAGATTAATTGTCTTATCAGCATACTCTGGAATATTGTTCTCTATTGCAATAAGAGTTCGTCCAGAACATTGAAGAAGAAAAAATTCTTCATTCTTATGATGGTAAATAGGAGTATAGTGATGCGTTCCAACACTACCCCTTTTATCCCACTTCTTTTTACCAACATAATGAACACTACGAAATCCAAAAAAGTTTGCATTACGAATCATTGTGCTAAGATTAAAGTCTCCGCCGATATTTACCATAGCAACACTTGCGATAATGCTTTTACTATGACAATAGTTCGCAATATCTGGTACACTCAAATCTTTAAGATTGTCGATTACGTTCATTTTCCAAATCTCTTAGTTGTTGTTCCAAAGTTTTAAGTTGATTATACAGAGAAACACAGTTGGTACAGAAATCTGAACTAATGTACTCTCTAGTATCAGCAATCTTGTTCTTTATTGCCCATATCTTTTCGTCTAGACTTAGGTTTGGATCGTTTAGCATTTGGCTTTTTCTCTTTCTTAGTCTTTTTATCTTTGGCCCAAAACACCATGTCGTTCAAATCATTATCCCAGGCACATTCAATAAGGTCTTGACCAGCCAATTTTGCTAAACCAACATTATGAATCCAGACAGTAACATCTTCGTAAATGCTTTCATTAATAGTTTCATCAAGAATTGGTCGATCCATATCATCATATCCAATGCACTTTTGCTTGACCAAATTGATAACTTGACCAACTGAAACATAATTATCAAGATCATTCGATGGAGCATCAGAGAGAGTTTTTGCTGCTGCATTTATTATTTCTTGAGCATATCCATCCAAATTACTAATCGCATAAACTTCTGGTTTTGACATTGTATTCTCCAATTATTGAATAAATTTAGATACACCACCGCCACTATGATTCTTGTCTCTAATTCGGTCAATAGTGTTTTGTAAAGTTAATCGTCCTCTAGGAAGCCACTTGGTATCATTATACAGAGCAGTTACGATCTGAGGAATCCAATGTTGATAAGCATCAGAATATTCTTTGGGAAAATTCTCTTTCAACAGAGTTTGCATAGCCTGAATATCTTTGCTAATATTCTCTCGTAAATCAAGCAGAATATTAATCTGTTCGGTATTCATTATGCAAATTCTCGGTTGGACACAACCTCTTTCCTCTTGAGTTTAAGAATTTTGTGCTTAGTTTTATAGATACCAGTATCTTGATTTTGGTAATCTGGCCCCATATAAATGTGTGCAAACCCAGCGTTCTTATCAAGACCCCATGCTTGAATACCTTTATCGTCAACTTTCTCAACCACAAACTTTCCTCTGTATCCCATAGGGATTAACTCTCCCTCATGAATATAATATGGGCCTCCACCAACCTTAACTTTATCTCCCTTTTGAAGTTGACTCCAATGAAAGTTAGAGTCGGCTTTCATGGTGCGTTTTTCGGTATTAGTTACCTTGAAAGAAAAGATATGATTACAATTCTTGCAAACATAGGCTCGCGGACCAGTAAGATTTCCGCAATCTGGACAAGTTTTTTTGCCTTTTGGCATCGTGTTTCTCCGTTGTTAGTGATAACCCAAGTATACCACAGTTATCGGAGTTGTCAAGAAGGATTCTTTAGACCATCTACGATTGTGAGTTTACCCGGTTCATAGCGAGCAAAATAACTATTATGAATTTTTCGTTTGATTAAATTGTCTTGATAGATTTCAGTATAAACATTAATACGATATCTATTATCCCATACATTAATAATCTTGGTCATTAGATGATTCTTAGGTTTTTCAACTTGTTTAAAAAGTAAACTCTCAATTTCAAGATCCATTATTGTCTCCAACTAATGTATCAATATCCAAAACGATTCTATTATTATGATGCTCTATCATTAGGTCTGCCACATAATATTGTCCTAAATTTCTATCATATATTGTAACTTCTTTTTGCCAATTGAAACTACCAAGATTTTTAATATCGTTTGCTCGTTCATTTAGAAATTGAAAAAGATCAATCCATTTCATCTTGCTCTCCTATTTGCTCGATCAAGTTTGCGAATAGTCTCAGCAGCATTAGCAGGAACCATCACAAGACTAGGGGCAGTTTTGTGTCCCCAATCCATAAAGCCAATCGCTCTAGTTTCTCTAGAACAAATAATGCAAACCAGGGTTCTCCCCGTGTCATTAAGAAACTCTAATCTCGATTCTGGAATCGCACTATCACAATAAATACAATTCATAGGTATCCTCCGTTGGATGGATTATACCATAGTATCGTCCGTTGTCAAGCGAACCTTTAAGGAAAGCATCACTGTAAACTATTATAGACAGATAAAAATTTATCTATAAATACTGTGTGCATAGATTGTTTATAACACTGTTCAGCAAATATACCATCAGCATATCTTATTGGTAATTTCCATTCCAAATTTTTGCAAATTTCATAAGATACTAAAAAATTATGACTATCAATATAATCAAGTTTAATTTGTTTTGATAATAACCTTACAGTACCGTCTTTCCATAATTGTTTAAACCATATGAAATCATATTTTTCTAAATCATAAATATTTTCCCATAGTTTTGGATGAATAATTGTATCGTCATCATTAAAATAAACGTGTCCATATTCGACTTTTGACAATCCATAATTTCTTTGAGCATTACCATAAACACTATTTTTATTTGTTGTGTAAAAAATATCAGTATTTTTTGATATTTTTGATATTTTTGTATGTATCTTACTTGTATCTACAATAATAATCCAACGATAGTTCTTGGATGGAATATTAATACTATCAGCAATTTTAGATAGATTATCTGGTCTAGAACAAGGAGTTATGATATTAAGAAACATAATTATAATCTAGTAAAAGAACCATCATCATTACTATGATAACAAGAATTTAAACCAACAGCATTTAATAGTTTATTACAATTTTCGCACGGTTTACTTCCGAGAATTAATCCTTTCCTGTTGATACGCAGTACCACAATATTCCAATTAGGATCAATGGTATTATAACTATCCAACAGATTACTAATAAGATGGCTTTCAGCATGAACAAACGGATACTCAATATACTTAGCCAAATTAAATTGTTCACCAATTCTGTGTGCCTTGGCATTGGTTTTAATTGGGTTGTTTTGGGTGAAACAAATCATCTTATTGCCATCAAATGCGGCAGCATAATGATAGCATCTAATCAGTTTGCTCGGTTTCCAACTTTTGTATGCTTTGCGAATTGTTTTGGTTATTATTTTCATTTGATATTTTACTTGCTAGAACAATACCACACCCAGAAGATTCTATTACTTCATAGTCTATTGATTTTAGTGGTATTTTTATAGGTTCTTTTGATCTTGGATTATCGGTAAGTGGTATTTTAGTTGGCTCAATTATTTTATTCCTCATTTATTTGCTAACATATATAATCCCACATTAGCAAAGGAGTAACCAATATAAGTGATAAGCATACCAGTATTGCCCTTGTAGCCTTGCTCTAAAGCCACATAAAGATAAATTGCTCCAGTAAATGCTATTAACCAAGCACTCATACAATTACTCCATTACATATTTTAGAGTGGTGTTCTATAGCATAGTCTTTCATTTTGAGTTCCATGTCAATATCAAATTCTAATCCGTATGTATTAAATGGATTTTCAGCAAAATCAGCATGGGAACGAGGATTATTTCCGGGTTTACTTTCGCTGTAATGAAAAAGCGGTCTATATCCATGCCATGTATCATAACACATTCTTAGTGCTGTTTCTTCGTCCAGATTGTCTGGATTACATTTGTGATGAAGATAATCGAAAGTAATTGGTATATTGGTTGCTTTGTGAAAAATATTAACTAGTTCGTTCACATTCCAGCAGTTAATTTTGTCATCATTTTCAATAACCAGTCTGCTCCTACAATTAGGATCAAGACGATTAAAATTTTGAATAAAGCGACTAATGATTTCAGAGTGTGTTCCATTTTTGTTGTGAACATGAAGGTTCATTGGGTTGGTATAATTTGCTTCAAGGCCAATTCTGTCGAAGAAACTGCTGTAGAAATTGAGTTCTGTGATTGTTTTATCCACGGCTTTCTGGTTAGTGGAAGCGAGGACATTAAATTCACTAGGATGAGCAGAAACACGAACCCCAGTGCGGGAAATAGTTTGTGCAATATTATCAAACTCATCTTGAATAGCATCATGATTAGGTAAATCTTCTAGGCTAACATTAGCCTCGTCAAAAGTAATTAGAGGAAAAATATCGCTACTAACTCGGTAAACATAATTATTTTCAGCACAAAATTCAATAGTCTTATCTGTTACCATAAGATTGTTTTGAATTCTGCTACCAAGAATTTCTAGTGCTTCTTCTCGCGGTAAACTAGAAAAACGCTTATAGGTCATAGTCTGATGACTAAAACCATCCTCTTTAAGTTTGAGACTAATACAGCAAAGGCCGAGTCTGTTCATGGGTGAAATCATACCACAGTATCGGCAAAAGTCAAGCAGCGTCTTGAGAAATTTCTTCCGCACTATGAATTTTTACCACATGAAATTCTATGCTTGGAGAGTATAAGATATTGAATTTTTTAATAGCATCTTCTGATGATTCGGCGTCTAATACCTCATTAACTAACAGATGTTGTTTGTATGGATCGTATAATCTATATACTTGTGCTGTAATATTAAATTGTTTCATTGTGCCACCCTAATGCTTCTCCAATAATAGGAAATTGTTCAGTAAAAATACGTTTACATTCTTTGGCTATGATTTGATGTTCTTTTTGAGTGCCGTTACTAGAACGCAAATCTATATAATGAATCCATGAGCGAATTGATCCACTCATATAAAGTCTAGTGGGAGTTGCTAGTGGTAATATGAATCTGGCACACTCTTTTGCTATTCCATCCTCTATCATTCCATCATACAACGCTTTTGATTTAGCAAAATGCTCGCGGATTCTAGTATACCATTTTACTTTGGTTTCAACTTGTATATCGTCTATACTGTTTTGTCTATTTTTAGTATCTTGACGACGAAGTTCAAACAATGGTATTTCTTCTGATAATAATGTTGTATCAGCATATCGCTGAGAAAATTCTTGATAAGTAAAACTTCTGTGTCGTAGAATTTGAGCAGCAAGTCCTCTTGTGGTATTGATTTCCACAGTCATAAATGCCATCTCAAAAATACTCCAGTGTTGGTGATCTATGCAGTATTTTAACAACTTGGATATATTGTCATTATTCTGATTGTTAGGATTGCTTACTCTAGCACAGTATGCTATGTGTTTTTCTGCATCTGGAGTAACGCTTACTAGTTTCACATTATCCATAATTACTATCACTAATATGAGCGTCTGTTTTTTCTAGATTGTTTTGATATTCTTTTTGGTATTCAACCCACTTATTATCTGTTATATGATTGAAAATCGCTCTAGCAAGTTTACTAACACTTGGAGCAACACCGCTAGTATTAGGATCATTAGAATCCAATTTTGCCCAATAATACTGATTATCGTCCTTATCTTTAATAGTCTCATAGCCTTTATTCTTTGCCCAACTTTTAGTTTCTTTCCAAAGCATATTATGTTCCGTGTTTGTATTTTTGATAGAGAGAGTTTATTTTTCTAAAAACTTCTGGAGGAGTATTTTCTACAATAAATTTATCTTCATTATCTGTTATGTATGCTTGAAGTTCATCGTTTAATACATCGTTATTATAACCTTTGTCTAAGATAAACTGTCTTACCTTTTTCATTTTTTTCTTGTTGTTGTCTAATATAGAGTTAACTGTTCGTGCATATTGATCATTTGCGGAATACAAAGCATGACTTAATTCGTGTCTTAAAGTTGCTTGATCTTGAGCGCCAATGATATAGAAATTATCGTGTCTGTATCTGAAAAATTCTAGTAGATTGGTTTCGTACTCTGTTAGTGGGTCAAATAAACCTTTTTTAAATGGGTCTAATACTTTGCTTGGAAAATTAAAACCAATCCAATCTTTGTGATAAGTATCTCCACCATAAGTTAGCGAATACCATTCTCGTAATTGTCCAACTGTGAAAATTTTATCTCTAAAATCTGGATTGATACTCTCATAATGCTCTTGAAAACGCATAAAAGATAGAGACAATTCTTGCTGAGAATCTGCCTTTATCCACACGCTATTATGCGGTTGTTTTTGAATAGTGAGCATTATTTATTGTCTTTACCAAGCCATTGAGGAAAATTACTAATATCTAAAGATCCCAACAAAAGCATAGATGGTTTTTCTGCTAGATTACGAATAGCATAACACTTATTGTGATTAGAATCATAACCACAATCAATAACATCATACTCTGTTACACTATGCAACATTTGTATGAGAGTTTCAATATCATTCATAATCAAGATGGAATTTGTTTATTCTCTGTGTTAGATAGAACATATTTGTTTAGTGTTGCTAGTTTACTATCGGCACTATCTAACAAATCAACATATTTCTTTAACTCTAACAACAAATCAGAATGTTCACCAATTCCAACGGGTGAATTTAGGTATACTGATAATGTAGCAACCGCTTCGCTAATTTGAGCATTGTAATGATCCACAAGGGCTTTTGTAAGAGGATTCATATTTTCTTTCTAGGTTTTGGGTTCGTAATAATTGTTTTTGATTAGTTCCACAACATATCGTGAAGTGTCTGGCACGTTGTTACCACCCATATAATAACTAGCCAGAAAATCGAACAAACGTAGTAATTTTTGTTTCTCAACATACTCAGCATGATATGATTCGTATTCTAATCCAATATATTCTCCAACACTGTTAGAGAATTTGATGATATTATTGTATAATTGTTTGTTCATAATAACTCAATGAAGATCAGGGCAAGTGTTGTTGTTTTGTTTTTGTATCATATCCAGAGCATTATGATATCCATCAGCATAAGCGGATGTTGTATCTCCTTCGTTAGTTGCATATAAAACAACTGTTTTATCATCTAAATTTACGAATAAATGCTCATTACCAATACCAAACTGTGCTATAGCAGCATTGTGTCCTAAAAATCTTTCGTATGTATATACGGATATAATTTCTTTTTCCATAATTATACTATCTGTTTGTTTTGCACAACCACAGATTACTGTTATTAGCATAATTAGAATCTTATATTTGGTCATAGTTGCTCCAGTTTTTCTCTAGATGCTCCAGCGTTAGTCTAGTTGTACCATCGTCGTAGAAACAGTCAAGGTCTGTCTGAGTAATTTTTTTATATTCTGTGGGCCAAGTGTGGTACAAAACATTCATAACCGATTGACCGTATCACATATCTTCATGTGAACCATATGTTTCATCAACAAGATCTAGGAATATCTGGTTTATCGTAGTCATCTTTCCCAACTCTGTGATCTATCGCTCTTGCTAAAATAAGCAAATACCTATTCATAGAACGCTAACACTTGTTTTTGGTTTCTGATTATTTTTACAATCTGCTAGTTCTCCCTTTAATTTAATAACATATCTCATCCAGGCATCTATTTCTTCTTGCATATTTAATAATTCGCACTGAACATCCATTAATAATTCTGGTTGAACGGAACCATATTCATTGACCCAACTATCAAATTTCGACCAAATGTTTTGTCGTCTTTGATTATCCATGAATTTATGTCCATAAGTGATGTCGGATTTTGATCAATTCGATCAACATCTTTGTATCTTCCTCGTCGTATTCTTCTTCTAGTTCATAAACTTTCTTATATAACTTCTGTTTACTTTTAACTTGTTTTGTGTCTGTTATATCCTCAATACCCAATTCTGGATTATCAAGAGGATCTTTTCTTAGAGTACGTTTATATTTCCACCACTCATACAATTCTTTGATCTTGCGAGAACCTTTAGCCTGCTTTGTTAATCGACCTTGGTGCTTTAGGTGATTCGCCCACTGAAAATAATCGTCCTGTGCTTGTTGGCAACGATCTTTTACAAACTTATAGTTTTTATCCTTATTCCATTTCATTAAAGAGGAAAGTTCCAACTCTACAAAATCCACCAACTCATTAAATAAGCCATACAGAATACGATGATCAAGATCATAATACTCACCGGGTTTTAGTCCAGTATGAAGATACTGAATCTTATCAATCCACCTATTACGAATATAAACTTTCGCTGTGTGATAAACATCCACTGGAAAATAAATTATGTTCTGTAGTTTGTTGAGAAATTTTTCGCTCAACCAATATCTAAAAGGATGAAGTTTTTTTTGGTTGTTGTGCCATTCTTCCCATTTGTGCCATTCAAGAACACAGGGTTTATTATCTCTCCTTATCCAAGTGGCTAATCTTGAACTACTCCAGTAATGTATTCTACTTCTTATCAGTCTCATAAATCACCACTTATTCTGGTTCGTATGGTTTAACAATCCACCCTAATCTTATAAGATCAAGACGAATTTCATCTGTTACAAATCCTTCGGTTACAAATCCATTTCTATCAGATATTCCAGAACAATAGTAGTCAATATAATCACCATTAGTATCTACCAAATCTGCAACTATTCCACCAGCGTGTCTCCAAGAACAACTCCATTGTTCGTCGTTATAAAAGAATCTGTTATTACATAATGCGGCATAAAGATTCTGAGCATAAACTGAACTATGTATTGCTTTATTAGCAATAGTATCACTTTTGTATAAATCTTTTTCCAAATCTGCTGCCATATTATTTTCCACCTATATTAAAAGATTTTCGTGCGTTTTCTCTAGAGGCAATTAAACTATCGTTATCATTATTTTCTTGAGGAATGTGATTTGCCACAACAACCTGACCAGTATTTGGTTGTATTGCTACCCAAAAAGCATCTATTATGGATAATCCTTTGTTTGATATCATATCTCTGCGATTAACAATGAAGAAATATACTATCTCAAAAGGATCAATGTATGATACTGGTTTTTGTTTTACTAGAGCATCAAGACAACCAAGTTTATCAAATACTACTCCTATAGATCCTTCTTGTGATAAATCTCCCCATGTTTGAGAGGTATCATTCCCACTACCACTATATCGGAAATATATAGTCGCAACTTTAGGAAAAATCATAGCAACTCCACTTTTTATTGGATGTCTTGCTACTCCAGCAATAATATTTGTTTTTGGTTGAGAGTTGTCTAATCCCCCACAATCTAATAGTGGATGCCAATAAGAGTTTCGTGAGTTTTGACTAGTTTCTTTATCAATAGATACTTTTGCTGTTGGTGGATTTTCATAGTTGAAACAATACCATTCGGACATTTGAAGTCCTCTATAACTCTGATTGGTGGAGTCTGATTGAGCATAAAATCGAACTTTATAACCTCGTTTTAAATCATCCAATGACGCATTGAGAGGATTTAAACCAACGTCTATTGAGGATGGATAAACTCCGTTGTTTACTGGATTTGGCATTTTAGTAACCTTACATTCTATGAATGGTAGAATATAAGAATTACTAATAACAATTCCAGAATTAGATTCTGGTTCTATTACTACTCCGTCACCAACCTCATTACATAATGCTTTGGATTTTGTGTTTCGTAATATACTAGCAAATTCTTGAGCCGCACTTTTTACTGTTCGACCATCACCGGGTCTACCAAGTAGTAAACCAAATAGTACCACCATTATTGTGGTTACTACTAATAGTTCTATTACTGTGAACCCCTTACGCATAACAGCAATCAATACTAATAATTCCACAGCAGCACCTCTACAACTATGATTCTTATACCTTATCAATTTCTTTTTTTAAATACCTCTTTATAGGAAGGAGCAAAGCACACTACTTGTAAAATTAAAACTGATCCATCTTGGAATTTAAGAGTCAAAATTTCTGGATTACTGAAAGTCAGAGTATAACTTACAATATCTTTGTGCTGACGTAAAATTTCCAGCAGTTTTTCCATCACTTCTTCTTTTTAAGAGTCTTGAGAATAGTTATGTATCGTTCAGCATCAGTCTTATTATCAAATTCTGTGGTAACACTTGCCCCATCACTCTTGGGGAGTTGAATGGGTTGACCATTACTAGCCACAATAAACTTACCACGCTTCTCAACCACACTCAGATTATCAGTCATATTAGTCCTCAAAAGTTAGTTACAACACACACCATTATTATACATCAAGCCTGTTACTTGTCAATGGCCGCTCTAGAATTCATTATTTTTTGTATTTCCTTAAAACTAACCAGTTTTCCATCACGAACAACAAATACTGTGACCTTACCACTAGACCTAATATAGTCTCGTCCACCATCAATCATGTTGCCATTGTTGAAACTCTTATAATCATGGCGACTCTGACTATACTCTAACTGCCCCTCATCATTCTCTACCATACCAAAAGTTAGATTCTCAATACCGTCAGCATTACCCACATACATATCATCACCACGAAAAAATAGGCAAAAATACTTGTTGCCAAACTTTGGATGGGGCGTTTCTCTATAGAAAACATCACCAACAGCATCACCAAATTCTGTGGAGCAAACGTGCTTTACCTCAACTCCATCCTTTTCAGAATAGACTTTTTCCGCTTGCTCAATTTTAGTAATTGGATAGTGTTTGATATTCATACAACCAATCTCCCCAATAAATTTTTAATAGTCTCACTAATATTTACGCCGTTCACAATAAGATCACTATCTGGATAAGGATTCACCAATAGGCTATGTTTTTCCACATAATCCATAGCACGACTATAACACCAATAAATAGCGTACTTTTCGTCTTTACTTAGTTCTGTGTTCATGCTAAAAAATAGATGCTAGGAAGATAATAAAAATCGTAAATCTGTTGCCATGTTGGGAACTCATAAAATGGTTCACCTTCATTTACGCACGATCCACTGTTATCATAAACATCGTAAAAATCTACTTTGCGATTATCATAGTCCTCAATACTATTGTAACAAGCAAATACGTTGTAGGTTCCGTATGGAACAGTTTTGTCATAAATATAAGATGCTACCTGTTCTGTCATAGTTGTTCTCCAATGGGTTGTTCAGAGTATACCACAGCATCGGCGTTTGTCAAGCCGAATCTTTAGAGATTATTTGGAACTTCGTGGATGACCCGTTGGAAGAAGATCATTATCCTGTTTGTAGTTGGGATTTGATGGGCGGCCATTTCTTAGCAAATATAAAAATGCGTTAACTCTTGCTATGGCCCATCCATCCCTACTCATTTTAGGAGCATGACTTGTACTAAATGCTCCTGCTCCCCTTCTGTAAACAGCCTTTAACATACCAAGAGTAGCCTTACTACCCTTATCTTTTTTATTATGTTCAGTAACTAATGCTTGTAATCTTTTAATTACTGATTCATCAAGAGTTATTTTACCCTTGTCATCTTTTGCACTATCTGGTTTGTTTTTCTTTGATCCTTTTTTCTGATCTTTTTTAGGGGCTGGAGTTTTGCGTGGATCATTTGGTCCGGGTTTTCCATATTGTAGTGCTTTAGTATTTAGTTTGGATAAATATTCTTCATGATTTTTACCCGGCATAAAAACATTTTTACCATCCTTAGTTTTCATGGTGTGGATATTTTCTAATCCCATTTCTTTGGCTCGTTTCATAGCCTCGCCAGGATTATCAAATATGTCTTTAGAAAGTTCTTTGCTAGTTCCAGAACTATTATTACAATAACTCATATCCTTAGCGGATACATAGTCTTGAATTGCTTGTAAGTATTTATTGGTACGCATACACAGCC